TTGGATTAGCAACAATAGTAGAAGCCGTTGCATTATAAAAATTTTCTGTAGTATCTAAGTTAATAGCATATTCTGCCTCAGTTGGATTTATATAACTATAAAAAGTAGCATCATTTGATACGTCACTATATCTACTATAAATAAATTGATTTTTATTCTGTGTTGATTGATATGGTGGTAATGAAACCATTTGCCCGTATGAAGTTGCCGCTGTTACATTTGGGTTAGTTAATAAAATAGGTGTAAGATCATATTTTCTAATAACATTATAATCTACATCATCAGACCTATATGTTGCTCTTTGTGTTTTTTGATTAATTGCGCTATTATCTAACCATGAATATGTAGCTGGTAAAATTGTAGAACCAGATTGTATTGCAGTTACGTTACCTGGTGAATAAGATCCTGGATTTTCAGATTGATTTACCATTCTTGATCTACTCCCAGTAACCCTAGAAATTAATTGTAGCGTTGTTTGCGCAGTATTTGCTATATTAATAAAATATGTTTTGGTTATGATAGCACCTCTAGGATCATCTAAACCATCTACTTCTTGTGAATAAAAACCTGCAAAAATATTAGTAATTGCGTTCCTTCTTAAATTATAAGTATTACCAGTATCATCAACTAATGTAGTGTTTAATTCACCTACTGCATTATTTAGAATTTCAGCAAACAAATCTAATTGATTTTGCATTTCAGTTAACTTAGTAAATAAATCAATAGGAGTTTGATTCTCTGATAAAAATCCTGATGCTATTACTGGTGTTGAATGCGCGAAATATGTTTCATTAGCAATAAATGAACTACTTAAGTGAGTAGGGAGATTAATAGATTCTAAATTTTCATTTAATGCGACCAATGCTAAATCTTCTTGGTTCTGTGCTAACACAGACTCAATTGCACTATCAGAACTTAAATCAGCTGGGAACTCAACTCTTATGGGGGTACTCCACTCACTCTCTAATGGATTAGATGGCCAGCCTGCTTCTGATATAGATTTTACTTGTATTTCTACTTGTTCGCCTTTTCTAATAGGAATATCTAATTGATTGATATTAACTGAGTCAGCATTATCATCATCGATAGTAACCCATTCATATAAACCTGTTATTGAATTCTTTTCTCTAGGTCTTAATACACTGTCAACAATAATATAATTTGAAAATGCACCTTGGCTTGTACCACTACCATCAGTATATGCAAATTGATTCACTGGGTTGGCAGCACCATCTGCAGAAAGATATCTATAGCGATATTGAAATTTTATTATATCTTGTACACCTGTTGCAGGAGCTGACTTTTCTTGCGGCATTGCCCAGAATCCTCTTACTCTGTATTTAGGTGATATACTACTAACTGAGTTATCTTGTGCAGATGCAGTTATCTCAGTAACTACTGATGAATAAAGTTTTGCAGTAGATCCTCTCTCAGTAACAAGACCTTGTAATGCATTCTTATCAGCATCTCTTTCAACCTCAGTAGAATAATTTGTTGTTTGTATCCTTGTTCTACTTTGTGATATTGAAGTATCCAATTCAGTTAAAGTAGATTGAATAGTATTTTTTTGATTATTTAAATCTTTAAGTTGTACAATAGCATCTGAATTACTAACTTGCCCATTAATTAAAGACACTGTAAAATCATCTGATGACAATACTGGTGCATTAGGTATTAGTCCTTCTCTACTTGTAGGAATCTTATCTTGTGCAAATGATAATAAGTACCGCCCAAAATCAACAGCATTTTGTTGATAATAATCAGCTAAGTTTTGCTGGTTACCACTTGCATCTATTGTATTTAAATCATTAGTATAAAAACCACTACCTGGCGACCAATTGACAGCAGGTATTTTTGAATTAGGATCAATAGGTTTTATGAATGTTACGCATCTTTCATTAAAGCCCACTGTAACATCAACTTCTAATAAATCGTTTAAAGCAGATCCAACCTTTAATACATCAGCACCAATACTTATGGTCCTAGAACCTTCTTGTAATCGCACAGTCACTGAATTAGTGCTTGAGTCAATTTGTGTTACCGTGTATCTTGTATCAATTGGTGTAGATACAACTTCCAGGCTATCCCCAACTTTAAGTTGTACCGTGTCTGGAAAGTCTGCTTCCGAATCGGTGTAAAATATTTTATTAAGCTTATAAAGTTTTTGGGCAGTTGTTTGTTCAACACCGTTAACTGTTTCAGTTACACTTTCTTCCCCAATTCTTATTACACTAAAGTTACCAGAAAACCTCTTGTCTCTTGGTGGTAGATCTACAACCGCTTCATCTAATACATAAGATATATTTTTTTCAACTATTTGCTGTAGGAAAGTATTATAATTAATTTCTGAACTTCCATTATATTGATTTTCAAAAAAATTGATTTTGCTCTGGCTATTAGTGTCTAAAATATAACGCTGTACAATAGCCCTCTCAGTATCAATAGGAGCCTGTCCAGTAATATCAAATGAGATATACAGTAATGGATTAATCAACTCTTCAAAGAACCAGTTAGGCTTTATATTGAATTCATTAACAGAGTTCATTGCAGTTAAGTCAGCAGCCTCAGTAGGTAACTTTGCTAATACTAATTTTCTAAATGTACCATCTGGTAATCTTATTGAGCTGTTGGCATCATTAAAATTAGTTATAGTGTTAATATTTGTATTTAACCTATCAACTGAATTTTTAAGATAACCAAAGCTAGGTATTGTAAGCCTAGAATTAGTTCCATCATTATTTTGTATGTTAACAGTAACAGAATCTCTGCTTGAAGTAATCGCTTGATTAACTTTCTCAAAGCTCTCCAGCGAATTGTTAAAGAGTCTTAACAGTTCTGGAAGCAAAGTTTGTATTGAATTATTTTCAGCCATTATCTAGGTTTCAATTTTATTATTTATTTAACTATATCATATACGAATGTTAACACTCCTTGTTCTGTACAAATCAAATCAATGATTGGTATAGTACTTATATCCGCATTTGGTATAGTTGCTGCTAATTTTCCATAAGCTCCCGTGTTTAATCTACTTGGTGCATCTGTAAATATTCTTATATTTCTAGATCCTATTAGTAGAGCATTATTAGTTGTTAGCCTCATAGTCTGTCCAGTCTTCCATGTAACAGCAGTATCATCAATAAAAATATCTAAATTACCACCTGCTTGATTAATAGTATCTAATCTTAGCATTTGTGTGTATGTACCTAATGTAGTAAATACTTGTGGTGACACTACATTTAAATTTAACGGTGCAGCTGTTGTTATTTGAATATCTGAATTATCAAATGGAATCATTAAGTTGTATGCTTGCACATTATTAGATACTTGTATTTGGTTAGGTGTATTTGTATTAATTGTGATACCTGAACCTTGTCTCACGACAGATGTATTATATTGTAGCGTAGTTGAAACTTGGCCATTTGCTAGCATTTGAATTTCATCTGAATTCTTAGCAATTAAATCTAACAGTGTAGTACTACTTGCAAAAGCTAAAGATGCATTATCAAGTTGAGTTTGTAAACTATTAATTTGTGATTGTAAAAATGCAGAGGTACTAACAGAATTTAAAGTATTTTCTACTGATGCTAATCTAACCTCAATATCAGCAATCTCTAATTGCTGTCTTTGAAATATTTGTGCAGATGCTTGCAGCTGTGCAGATGCATCTGAAAAGAGACCCATTGAAAAAGTATTATAATCATTAACAATTGTATCAATACCTGCACTACCAGGTGATGCATCAAATCTTAAATTAATTTTAAAGCCGTAACTATTACCATTTTGTCCAGTAACAGGATTTGGTTTATATTTTGGATATCTTTGTATATAACCACCATCTGTTGTCGGTGTTATATTATCAAGTAATAATAAACCGTAAAGGTTAGTAGTTGTTTTAGTAGAGTCACTAAGATCTACCATATCATAATAAACTAATACTGCATTAAATTCAAATGAAGCTGATAAACTAGTTCCATTAAATTGTGGAATAGTACTTATAGTATTATCTGCTACAATTTGTTCATAGTCATTAGCAGTAAAATCTACACTAATTCCATCTAACTCACTTCTTAAATATGCAGATCCATTATATCCCGTTGGGTTATTATAATCAGCTTTATATTTTCTAATTTCAGCATTAAGTACACTTTCAAAAGTTGTAGGTTCTGTAAAGTATGCATCAGTAATCGAACTTGTAATACCTGGGCCTAATCCCATCCAATCTGCATCAGGATCAGTATAACCAGCAGGCCCTAATCCTTGTAGTTGTTGATCATAATCATACCAAGCTAATATATCTAAACCTTGTGGATGTACCGTTGCGGAATTTCTTCCTAAGATATATTCACTTGATCCTTGGATTACTAGTGATGGCTGATAGTTTGTATCAGAGACTGAATTAAAGAGGATAGTAGGAGTTCCACCTACTTCTGTTGGTACATTAATATACAACTCTGTATAGGCCTCACCGGCTTTATCTACATTATTTACAATATCAATTCCACCAATATATTTTACTACTTTTCTATATTGCCGAGAACCTGTTGTTACTTCATCTTCTTCTACAAATCTTAAACCGGTTGCAGTACCAGATTGCTCTAATTCAGTAGCTTCTCTAAATCTTAGTGCACCGCATTCTTTTAGCCATTTAAAAAATACTCTTTCAGTTACAGATAAGTTTGTAGTGTTATCATAGGTTGAATCACTAATTATAAGTTCTTCTAAATTTAGCGCGTAATTTTGAAGACTTTCAGTAAAATTAACATTAGGATCACCCTTTAAACCCCCACTCCATATTGCACCATCAATAGTATCAAACTGCATATAGTTTTCCTTATTACTAAATGTAGTAGGATCCAATCTATCAAAGTCTGGTAAATTTAAAAGCACAAACTTAGAAAAGACTAATTTAAGACCATCATTATTGAGAGTCCTAGACAAGTCTTTTGCAGCAGAAGAAAATGTATAAAAAGTTCCTCCGTCTGCTTGTGGTGTTCTGATTAAGGGCGTTGTTGCCATGTATAGTTTTTATCTTTTAATTATTACGATATTACATATCCTGTTCCGCCTACTAGGAACCAAACTGCTACACCTGATCCATTATCAACAGCTAACAGATGTACACTTTCTCCTATTGCGTTTAATGTTATAGTGTTAAGAGTAGCCCCAGGTAATACCATGTTATTTGCCACACCTGAAATAACAACATCTCCACTACCTTCAGTACAGATAAAGAATATTTCTTGTCCTATACTTCCATTGTATAAAGTAATGTTTATAGCTGCTGCTGTCGCATTACCAACTCTGTTCATAGTATATGCCGGTATTGCTGTACTTGTTCCTACAGGAATCGGGCTACCTCCAGCAAAAGTACTATTAAGTGTTTGTGGGTTTGTATCATTCCTAAATATACCAGCACCTGTCATATTTAAATTACCAGTCATTTTAACATTTGTTAAAATATCAAAAGTACTAGCATTTATATCTAGTAGTATTGTACTTAAACCTACTCTTAATGCTTCTGATGAAAGATTATTTAAATTAGTGATAGTTCCACCTGATGGTGAAAAGTATACCTCCATTGAATTAATCTCACTTGCAAGAACATTAAAGTTGTCATTGATTACCAGTCTTGAACCGGATAAGGAATCTGTTCCTAATATTTCTGTTACGCTAATTGCCATTTTGTTTTATTTGTTTTATATTTACGATATTTCTATCCTTTTTATATTTATTCCCATTCGTATCAGTAAGTTCTAATGATATCATATACTTTCCTGGGTCTTTAAAAAGATATGTTAAATACTTGCTTTCAAAATATATATCAGCCACTGATGAGTTAGTAGTATTAGAGATGGTCCATTTAGGATCTGCCTTACCAACAATTCTACATTTATCATAGACAAACATTGCCCATGTCATTGGTGGTAATACCTTTCCATCATTAATAAACTTAGCAGTACTCCATGTTGGGTTACTTGATATGCTCTGGCTTGACTTATATATTCTACTTAAACAACCACCAGTAGCTTCACTATCACCAGTTGCAATACCTGTTCCACTTTCGCAAATTCTATTCCCGTTAACATCAACCATGTCTACTGATTTAAAATCACCAAACTTCCCATAATATCTAGATACGGCCTGTACATAAATTTGACTTCCACTTGCATTCATTACAAGATTATAGACATACTTATTAATTATATTATTAGTGCTAACATTAAGTTGATTAACTGCCTCACTTAATGTATCAATAGTAAAATCAAAATACTCTGTACCCGTAACACCATTTGCATCTATAATTTTTAAATAGCTATTAGGCTTTATTTGACTAAATTCAAAAAATGCAGGAGTATCACCAGTAGTTGCAGTCATATCCCACCACAAGTGATACGCATTATTCCATGTAGAAGTTTTTGTATTTAAATTCTTCCACTGATAAGGTCCGCTAAAACTAGCTTTACCATTATTCTGATAATTCATTAATTGAAAGTCAGTGTTAGTTCCTATACCAAAAGTATTTAATATCGCATTGACTCTATCCAAAGAATCATATAAGCTTGGGGTTTCTTCATCCCATGTTGTAGAAGGTTCAATTGGCAAATTCCATAAAGATCCATAATCATTCCAGTTATATTTACCATCAACATTCCAAGTATATCTTCTCTTTCTACTTTGGTACCATCCTGAATATTCTACTTCTCTTTCATCAACACATATAGCTGAAGTTTTAACAGATGACGAAATATTATTATACAAATCAAACAATTTCATTTCTACATTATATTCACCAATATAAGGTAATGTAATAGGCAAAGTTCCATAAGTTCCAATTTCTCCTCTTATATTATAATAATATGCTGGAGATACATCTGATGCACTTTTGTAAATAGTCCATTCAATTTCTGTAAAGTTACCTGAACCTATACCAACCCAAGTAAATAAAGTTTCACCAGGTAACTGCGTTTCTGTATAAGCTCCACCGCTTGCGCTATTAATTAAAACTACAGATGGAACAAATCTATTAACATCATTACCATAACATCTAATACAGGGACCGATGTCATTCGTTATCTGAGACCAGTCAAACCATAACCACGGATCGGTCTGCGTAGTTTTTAATAATGCTACTTGATTGTATAGTGATGTTGTGATTGACTGTATTGTATCTCCAGCAACTACAGTATGAGTAGCACCTGTTGAAGTTGCAGGATCTGTTAAGTTGTAAACATCACCTACATTTGCACCCTGTACATTAAAATCAAAAGTAAAGAAATCATTTGCATTAGTTATCTGATTCCAAGTACTGCCTATGTTATTCCATGTTATGTTATTAAAGCTATCATTAGTTAATGTTATTAATGCTCCTGACGGAACACCTGGCTGATCTGGTAAACTTTTTGATGATTCGCCTGGTACATACTCAGCTAATGTTCTATTTAAGTTTGGTGCATATCTTGAAAAGTATGCAGCATATACTCCAGCCACATCTTGTATCTGCACATTTCCACCATCTTGCAAAGCACCAAGTACACTATTTGCATCTGGTCCTATGGGTGGTGGCGGTAAAACTTGGCCTGGTGTATAATCTATAACCATGTTTTGGCCTATTACTGCATTTCCTGCAGCAAGCGGTGCAACGTAAGCATTACAGAAATTAATTATAGCTTGGCCAATAACTGCTGATTCTTCTAAGCAAAATGAATTAAAAGTTCTTAAATCTTCTAAGTAAGTACATGTACTAGGTAATACTTTAAAGTCTGTATTAATTCCTACTTTAATTGTATTTGTATCATTCCTACTAATAGTATTGGTTACTTCCAATAAACCAAAATAATCAGCCTCTGCTGTTATATCTTTAATGTGTGCATTAAGTGGAAGATATTCTCTTTCTAATTTTCTCTTTAATCCAAATAGCTTAATTAAAACTTCCTCTATAGTAAAATCTTGCACCTCTTCTGTAACAGGTAAATCTTCATCTGTAAATTTATTAGGATTAATTTTATTAATTCTATAGATAAGACTAAACATACTAGTCTTCCTAAAGTTTTTGTTTGGTAGTGTTATTGTAAGATCATTAAACTGAGCAGTAGGCGCAAATAAATCAACATTATTACTTTGAATATAATTTCCAAATTGTGGAGAATTTGCATTAACATTTTTCCAGAATTCTTTAACCTTTAAATTGTTATATCCAAAAAACTTAATTGCATTTATTAAACCTCTATAAGAACCAATGAATGGGTAGATGTTACTACCTTCCATCATAATTTCTTTACGCTTAAGATTTATTTCTACAAAATCAGGTAACGCTTCTTTTAAATTAGTATCTCTAAAAATTGTACTATCTGACGCAATAACATTATAGCCCATGTTTTGCGTCATAACTCTTAATCTTTCATCTTCCTCAATACTTTCGGCCCATATAGTAAATTCTGCAATAGTAGTATTGGTGCATGTGTCAACAATTAAAAGCTTTCTCTTATAGGTGTTTTCATTACTAGAAGAAAATGCTATATTAAGTTGTAATGATTCTGATCTTATCTTATCACTAATAATAAACCCATCCGGGCTTATCGTTTGGTTAGGATCATAATCTAATGGAACTTTTATGTTATCATACTTAACTAAAGGCGGACCATCAGGTTCTTGTACTAATGCAGACTGCGTACCAGTATTAAAGTATCTATCAAATTGAAAAAGAAATATCTCATTAGGTTGCTCAGTATCCCACTCTACTTCCCAGTCACAACTACCAGTCACACCAGTAGATTCATGAGGATAACCATATTCAAATGTATTAGTTGTCGCATTAATCATTTTTTCTAAAATGAATAATTGTCCTACTTCAAATAAATCAATAGAAACCTGAGGCAAGAATATATCACCAGACCACATATCAGTAGTACTGTCATATTCCATGTTGTAATTCTTTCCTTCTTTATCAAAGAAAATTAAATGTTTCCACTTATTCACGCTCTCTTAATTTATTTTTTGATACCATTTAGGAACTGCAAAGTTAAAATAAATTCTTAAGTACTTAACTCTGTTAATATAGAATACCATTATAGGATTTAAATAGTTCTCTAAGAATTTTCTTAAGTGAGGGTTTCCAAACATGTAATTAGACATTGTATTTCTTAATAAATTGTCAGCATAATCATATCCAGTATTTTTTAATACCCAACCCTCCTCGCGAGTTGCCCTATATAAACTAGGAAATCCTGTATTATTATTTTTTACTGTTGCCATATTATTGTCCTCTTAATGTTTTTATTGTTGGTGAATTTTGCAATCTCCCAGTATTTAATCCTGCTGCATTTGCACCAGTCGCAATAGTAGTACCTCTGTTTCTTTTAACTGAATTATATTTTTCTTGCTGTATTTTATTGTAAAGATTATTTTCAATACCTTCTTTATAGAATACATTTAATGAACTAATTTTATTAGCTTCTGGTATTGGTTCATAATAAGTACCATTTCTATCTTCCCAGCCACCTCTAATTATTGCTATATCATTATTTTCAATTATTACATCACCAAAACTATCTAATCCTAATTGTGGATCCTCGCCTTTCTTTAATACAATTTTTTTAGTTTCAATTAATACTCGTTGGTCTGTAATAGGATCAGTTCCATAAACAGGAATTTCATAATAACCATTTTTAATAGCAGTTTCATTTTCTTCTGAAATAAAGAATACATTTACAGAATCAATACCATCTACATTTTCTATTATTGAAATAATATCAGAGCGAGGTATTCTATCTCTTCTGTTTACATTTAAAAAATATTGATCTAGATTTTTTCTTATTTCAATTCTTATTTCATCTTTATCATAATTTTCAAACCATCTAACTACAATATTTAATGCATATTTTTTAATGATAGGGTCTACTATTCTAGTCTCAGCTGTAACAACTTGCCTTCCACTTTTGTTTAATATTTCATAAGTCATTTCCTTTTCAGCATCAGTCATTGTAAATTCAACCTCAGGGATACTGAAATAATCTATATCACTAGTAAGTTTCTTTTTTACATCAGGAACTAAGAATAAGTAAATAATATTATCATCATCTAAGTATTGATCATTCTTTGTGTTATAAGCATCTATAAAAGACCAGAAGTCATACTTACTTAAATAGTAAATATAATTATTAGGATTTGCTAATACAAATGAATTACTTGCATAAGGTGCAATTAATCTAGTAAATGCAGGATCTTCGGAATCAGAACCAAACATTGGATTCCTTGTAATATTCATAGAAAGAATTTCATTTAAATCCACCTCTTCGCCAGACGGGTTTGTGCCCGGGTCTACAAACTTCATATCTATTTGCTTCCCTCCTATATTACCAGCAGCACCTCTTGTCTTTACATAAGTAATTCTAATTCTAGATCCTAATGCAGGAGAAATACCAAATTGATTAGTCCCAAAGAATACACTCAACCCACCCGTCACACTAGTTTTAACCATTGCAGCAGTTTCACCAGGGTTCATATCATATATAGAATCTACTAATTTCCATCTTTTACCATCTACAAAAACCTCAACTAAAAATTGATCTGTAGGATCTTTTGTAATTAAATTGTAACTCTGTAAAGCTAAACCTGAACCAGTAAAACTTTGCTCATCTTTTTCTCCTTGTATTATTTCAACATTGACAAAAGCATTTGTAGTTTTATCTAATCTTATGAAGTCACTATCAAATTTTAAAAAGTAAGTTAAATTGTTCTGGCTAATTTCTAAACTAGCACCATTCATGATCTGTACGTAATCACCACTAAGAAGAGTAGACGCACTTGTATTCAAACGTAATCCAATTATACCTCTTGCTGATATTCCTCGCGTAGGGTCATGACCAGTCAATCTAGATAGACCATATATTGATTCTATGTTTCGTGCACGTGCTATATTTGACTCTGTTGCAATAGCCTCTATATAAAAGAATATTAATTCTCCTAAATTAGACACTACAGTTAACACTTGCCCGAATGGAGATGCAGGTGTAAATGTTTCTATCGCTTGGTCATAAGTACGCTGGAGATATTCAAATGAATCTTCAAATAATTCCGTTGCCTTTATTCTTGTTTTACTAAAAAATGACATTTAATTTTCTTTTTTAAAAAAGAGCCCCTATAACTCTTTGTTCATTTACAAATATATCAACAAATGCTCCATCCCTTTCAGCAGTCGAAAAAAAGCTTACCGTACAATTAACTGTAAATCCAGCTATATTAGGTAAGCAGTATGCGGTGATCTGGTTATTAATCTGATTTTGTATAGTGTTCTCATTTAATACTAATGAAAATATCAAATCATTTAAATTTGCACCCATTCCTGGAGCACCTAGCACATCACCTTTCCTGGTAAATAAACAATTTTCTATCTTTAAAATTAATTGAGATAATGTATCGCTTACTTCTAACGTAGAATCATTATAGTTGGTCGACTCTATGTCTCGGCTATAGATATCTCTTATCATTATAAAACACTAATTTTTTATTATATATTCTCTTTTTATTTAATAGCTTTTAGATTATAATTATCCAGTAAAAAAATAATCAACACCCTCATCATTCTTAATTTCCTCAACTACTCTATCCACTTCTTCTCTACCTTCGCTTGAGATTAGATCATAATTAATTGTAATATTACCTGGAAGATTAAAAGAAAATGTTCCTAGAATTCTAGCCAATTGTATTTTAGCTTGTCCAATACAATATCTTATAAAAGCTTCATCTTGGAATAGCGCACAATCAGGGATAGTTGAAAAGATTTCAAATATAACAGCTTGTTTAGGTAATTCACCTTGGAATCTAAATTTCTTAGTTAATCTATTATAAGTATATGATATTTGTGGTAAAAGAACTTGTCTTGCATTATCCATGAATAATGAGTTAACTACATAATACATTAAATTTTCACTACCTAGCCCCGCACCATAAACATCACTATAAATAAACTTATCAATTGAAAAATCTACATCACCTGCATTAAAGCTTGTACTACCAAAACCACCATCTTCGCCACTAAAGCCACCAATTTCAAATACAGCATTAACTGAATAAACCCTGGATGGCATTTGTACTATCCCTCTAGGATTAGTAATATTTTTCTTGTTTGTTATAGTTTCATTACTAGATCCAGTCCCATACGGTACTCCTTGTCTAAAATCAGCTTTAGCAAGTGCCCCTGCTGGTAAAGCAATATACATCTGTTCTACACTGTCTTCATATATTTTATAAAAGTAACCTTTTGCTCTTTGGATAATGTGTGCTAGCTCTTTTTTAGGAACTGTGAAAGGTAACTGACATGCAATTGTTAAGTCGTCATTAATTTCATTAATTAGCGCATCTAGGCATGCTGCTTCGTCTGGATCATTACAATAAGTATTTGGATTAGCCATGTTAATTTATATTTTTTCTATTTCTATAATTTCGGTATTTTCAAATTTTGCAAATTCAGTAGCCCTGCCTAGTCTAAATATACCACCTTCCATATCCCCACTAAATACACCACGTGGCCCAAAGACATATGAATCTTTAACTACCACGTTTTTACTTACATAAGAATCTTCTATCTTAGAACTAGTAGCATCAGTAGCACCAAACAGATTACACATCATCATTGATGAATTAATTAATTCAGTACTGAATATATCACAACCAATAATGTTACCTTGTATTTTACAATCAACAATATCAATTCCACTTATTTCGAAACATTTCATTAATTCAGCATTCTTAAGTTGCATTTTACCGGTATCAGCATCATAATTAATTAAACCTTCTTTCAAACCAGCCTTTGTTAATAACTCAAATATCTTTTCCCTCATCTTAGGATAAAATGTTTCTACTATCTGGTCATAAGTCTTTAAGTCAACCATTAACTTAATCTTAGGATACTTTCTTTTAAATGCAGAATAAGTTTTATATGATTCAATTACGCTTTTATGTTTTTCTAATAATGAATCTAGTATTTTTAAATCATTTTCATTATATACTGGATCAACTAAACTTTCATAAAGAGATAAGACAAAATGTTCTGTCATGTTTAATATTGTATTGTACTTCTTTTCATAATCTGCACCACCTAAATATCTAAACTCAATATAGTTCTTTGGTAATTTTGAAAAGTTTACACCATAATATTTTTCAGACACAAACATGTAGTTCTTCCATGAAATTCTTCCAGGGGAAGGTTGAGTCATACCGCTAAGAGGCACAATAAACTTTATAGATTTAGCATAAACAGAATCTCTTCTATTTGGGAATGCTTCATATACGGTTTCTTCGTTGAAGTTAAGTACAAATTTACCAATATCTAAAGATGATACGTTAGTACCTGGTCCTAATTTTTTACCATCAAATGCAACATTAATATGAATACTACATCGCTCGTTAGTAGATCCATTTTCACGAATCCACTTTAGAGTTTTTGCTATAATAAGTTTTGATTCAACGAAAGGCATTGGCCCAGTTACCAATTCAATCATACCAGATCCACCAGAATTATCTGGCTCTAATTTGAATATTTCATCGGATGGTGTAAATTCACTGTGTGCCTTTACTTCTACTCTTATTTGCTTATTAAGAGCTTGTGACAGGCTTCGTTTAACCTCGTCCATACCTTCATTGGCAAAGAATTCAAATTCAATTCCAATCTTAGATCCATATATTGCATTTAGCTGTTCGTTAGTGTACATGTAGTTCCTGATTTGTTTATATATTCTAAACCAGGATTGTGGTTATGCCATGTTCATAGTAATCTTTCGATCGCTAACATTAACACTTCCAATCTTAACATTAACAGAATCACCTTTTGTTAGATTTGCATCTTTTAGTTTAGATTTGTGGATTAAACCACTTATACCTTTTTCTAATTCAACAAAGGCACCGTATGATGTTATCTTAGTAACCTTACCTTCAGTCACCATCATAGGTTTATATTTTTCATCTATACCATCCCATAAATCAACTTTAGGACCTAATTGGCTTAGAATGATTTTCTTTTCAGAAATAATTTCTTTAGCCCAGAATTCAATTTCATCACCGGGTTTTATATTGCCTTTATCTAATGAGTTTATAGTTTCTTCTGTTAATTCAGCCTTAGGTATTAAACCTGTTAGACATTCATCAAATTGTGCAAATATACCAAACTTAGTAGCTCCTGTTACAAAACCTTTTCTTGGCTCCTTTATTGTATCAGTTAATTGATCAATAGTAATAGGAATCATTGTTCTTAAATATTCTCTATGTGATACTACGATAGTATTTTTTTCTTTTGAAAATATAATTGGCATTACTATAATCTCTTTACCAACCAATGAATCAAAATCGTGTAACTTATTTAGCCCACCTAATGAACCTGGCATAAAACATTGAATTCCTGCAACATCTACCCAGTAACCACCATGAATTAATTCTTTTACCAATGCAGTAAATCCAACTGACTTATTACCAATTGCTTCCTTAAGTTCTTTTAATTTAACTTCTAATATTGCATCACTAATAGAAGCAAGAACATCACCAGTCTTTGTATTAGTTTTAATTTTTACATCAATTTCTATTCCTAGTTCTAACTGTTCAACAATATATTCAGGTTCTTTTGACAATACACAATACGCAGTATGCTTAGACCCAATATCAATAAGTGCTCTAGATCTATCATCAGATATAAAAGTAACCGTGCCTCTTGTAGTATAAGAAATACGATCTTCTGTTAATTGAGTTTTAGCAAGCATAGCATCAGTAAGCCCATACATAGATAAAGTATCAGCTGCATATGATTCATTACTCATCAATTTTGTACCATGTGGTACTTGTACTTTTATTACTTTTGTATCAAATGGATCATCACTTAATTGGATTGTGATTTCTTGTTCTGTCATTTTTTTTTATTTAGTGTGGTTATTATAGATTATATATTAACTATGTATATTAGCATTTATTATTTTACATAGCACAAGTGAGTTTGTTTAAGATTATGTAACAGCACCTGAACCGGTACCTGCCTGTGCGACCGCTGAACCCGTAGTAACTACTGCTGTTGTTACCAAACCTGTTTTTACGAAAGCATCTACTGCCGGTGCAGCAACCGCACCAAATACTGCTCCTGCTGCAGTTGTAGCTGCAACTGATGAATCCACCCCACTATTTCCAGTTTGATCAAATTTCTTATATTCATTCATTGCATCAACAAAGGCTTTTGCTAATGCTGCTTGTAAAATTGGTTTTCCTGCGGATAATGGCATAATTAAATATTTTTATAGTTTATATATTAATCGGTTGTATTCTTAGAACTTAAAGATGGCGCAGTGACTGACATTGGTGGAGATGTTGGTCTACCTGCATTACCTATATGAGTATGTGAATCAAATATACCTGCAAAAGTATCACCCTTAATAACAGCTTCTGCTGCTGCTTCACCTAACTTAATTCTTGGCGAATTAATATGAGCCTCACCTGTTGCAGTAATCTTTGCATTTACACAATTAATATTTGTATCAGCTGTTGCATTAACTATAAAATTAGTATCTGTATTTATGACTGTATCAGCTCCACTATTAATAGTAAAAACAGCAGAATGAGTAAATGTTATATTTCCATCATTAAGCATTACGATAGAATCACCGTTTGCATTTATTATTTCAACTGAATTATCTGGTTTTATATTAACAGTAGTTGGACCTTCGGCTGTTGTATAGTCCATCATCAAGCCTTTTTCTTCTGTAAAGAAAACTTTAATATGTTCACCTTCCCTTTCGTTAGTTACTTCAGAAACACCATCTTGTAATTCACCAGTTAAACCGAATGCAGTATCATAAACTAATACATGTGAGTTTTGATATGCCGCTTCTATTTCAGCTTTTGTTTCATCTGATGGGTAAACGTTTTCATGATAAACCGGTTGATAAAAATTTCCATTGTCAAAAGTGACCCTAACAATAGATCCTAGTTTAGGTATTTCAAACTTACCACTTCCAGTAGCACTACCACCATACATTAACTGATGTGGTCTTGCCCATGGTAATGTTGCAGTAGGAATCTTATATGCACTTTCAGGATTTTCAGGATCAACCCTATCATCCAGCTTTCCATATACTCTTATCTTACAGCGACCTTCAAAAATATCATCGGCAGTATCTTCTACAATACCAATCCATTGAGTACTTCTTAAATCATCTGCATTAAAATTTGCTGGATTTACTTTTCCCATTAGTTAAATATATTTGATGATTTTAGGCTATCGTCTAGTGATGGCCCAGATGGACCAAATGCACTAATACTTTTTATAGACCCTCGTGTTGATGTAACAGGATCAAATGCAGAAGTATTTCCAGTTAATGTATTATTAATAGGATTTGCAATACCTAGTGGATTATCACCTAGTTTTGGCTGTACTGTATTACCATAAGTTTGGACATCATTACTCTGTACTGCTGCACCTAGTGCTGCATTCAAAAGACCTTGTGGGTTTGCTAATGTTCCTAATATTTCATTTCTTAAACCAAACACGTTACCTAAAGTAATACCTTGTATTGCACTTGATACAGTTCTTTCTAATTTATTCACAGCACCTTTGGCTGCATTCATTAATTGATCTTTAGCAAAATTCTTTAATGCAGATTTAATACCACCCTTTGCTGGTCGCTTATCTTCAGGCAATCCTACATCAATACCAGAATAGCTAGAAATTAATTCCATATTACCATAATTCCACTTTATTTCGGACGTAGTAATATTGCCACCAGTATTAGTCACACCGTCAAATGCTTTACCACTTGCACCTCCATCAAATATACATTCTTGAAATTTAAATCTAATGTTTGATGTATTTTCATTTACATAGTCTATAGTATTTGTACTTGTGTCACTAGGGTTTAACGCCTTTATCCAATTTCTTACAGTTTTAAATTTTCTTATTTCATGAACATCTACATACACAGTAAATCTCATTAAATTATTAGGCAAAACCATTCGCTTATATCTTACATCATAAACTGCCATTCTATATAAATTGAATAAAGCAGTCATTTTTAAATCAATAGCTTCTAAGCAACCTATAGCAACACCATCAGTTCCAGTAGAACCTGTATAAGGATCTTCTGAAAAATCAATTGATTTTTGCCAAGATTCCAATAAGCCTGTTATTGTTTGAAAATAATATGGCCTGGTTGTAACAACCTCTTGTAGGCCTTGTATAAAAGCCATTAAATACTGAGCGCGGTTTTCCTCACCAACTGCTTTAAGATAAGCAACAGCCGAAGGTGCATTTTCATATACGGCCGGTGGATCAGTAGGACCAGCAGGTTTAGCAGAACCTAGAAAATTAGAAATACCAGTTAATCCTGTCAACGCAGCCCCTGGGTCATCTAAAAATTGATCTATCTTACCAAATGCATCATCACCAAATTGGGTTTTTGTTTGTGGATTACCTTTTGTAGCACCATTAAATAGAGGTGATGTAATATCAAACATTAAACTAAACCCTAAATATGTAGGATCATCTAATGAAGTAACTCCGTTGTTTCCACTCCCTTGTGCAGTTGTTGCATTTGCTACAAACCTTTTTGCATATTCATAACTAGATGGAAATGACTTTCCACCAAGCAAAGAACCAAATGGCCCTACCGCTTGCGATAATAATTGTGTTCCGGTTAAATCAGTTAAAGGCATATTACTATTTGTTTTTATATTTATTAGGTCGTTGGAACATACTCACGTCGCTGCAATTTTAATTTCATTCTTAATGGACCTGGTTCAGTATAAATATATTCTATACCAGATACAACATAAAACCCTGTTAAGAATTCATTAAGAACGCCATTCTGATTTTCAGGTGACGGGTTATTCTGATCGTCATTACCTTCCCTATTTTGTAATGGCCCTGCTCCTTCTTCTTGATCTACACCATCTAAATTATTTGCAGGTTTTAATATAGTTTCCTGTACAGTTGCAGCATATTCCATAATCTTACAAAAAATTCTACTATATCTTGTTATAGAAGGATTAACTGTATCTAATTCTATAATCATTCCCATCTTATTAATCTCTACATTATTCTGATAATTTTGAACTGTAGCATACTGAAATTCAGGATGAACATTGTCACCTTGTGTTCCTAAGTATTTATATTTAACTTGATCATTCCTAGGACCTTCAACTTCTCCATTTACAATTCTACCCTTTGTTGCCGGGACCATTCCAGGAGTGTCATTAGTTATAGGATCTACAAATTCACTAATCCATTCTTTAGCTTCTAAATCCCAATACTGTGTATATCTTTTATAACCATTTGCTTTACTAATTTCACCACTCTTATTAACCATCTCATATTTAGAAATATAACCAGAGCCGCCTTGAAACTGAATCATATTACTTAGCATATATGGCATTGGTGTTTCTTCCACTGTGTCTGCGCCACTTTCACCAACAGTATCAGATGCATTAGTTGGAAATGTTGCCATTGCTTCTATTGCGCCTTCTTGGCTAAATAATCTATTAACATCAACCATAGTTAAATAATAATAAGGATCAATGTAACTTGTAAAAAAAGTTTCGTCACTTAAATAACTATTAGCCACAATATCCTGGATCCATGTTTCTGTTGTATCATTAGGATTAGTCCAAGTCATCACATCATCAGTTTGTTCAACATTAGATGCATACCCTAATTCCATTGATTCAGCAATATTTAATAGTGCATCCCAGCTTGTAACTTGTTCTTGGTATTCAACGGTTTCTGTAAATAATTTTGGCACAAACATTCTACCTGTAATTAAATATTGACTTGGGCTCGCCCCACCACCGCCACCTACTGGCTTACAGTCAACAACAGAAAAATCTATTCTTATAGGTTTAAATGTAGTCTCATCACCCTGTGACCTAATATTAACTTGTATAAGATCACCATCTTTAGGATAATGTCTTGCTGTAAACAAAGCATCATTATCAGCAAATTTTATTTTACATGTAGGATAAAATAAATTATTATTTAATATGAATAACTTCAGTTTATCTGCTTGTACATTATATCCATTAATTATAATAGTAGGTATAGCAGTAGAAGATTTAGATAGTGGTTCTTTTGAAGTTTCCCCATCAGAATTTTCAGTACCACTCTCTACATCAGGTATTGATAGTGGATCTAATTCCAGTGCTGGTTCTATGATCGTTAATATATTTCTGTCAACTATAGTATCTCCTGCCATAATTTATTAGTTTGTAGTATTTCTATTCCTTGTTGGTAAATTTGCTCCTAATAAGATCTTACCACCACTGTATATTTTAGCATCTTGTCCTTGCTGTAACATGTTTGGTGGTATTGGTGCTTTAACTCCATTCTTTTTAGTTTTAGCTTTTTGTGTTAATCTTTGTATTCTTGATTGATCTTTTTCACTCTGTCTATCAGTATTAGTGTACTGTGCTAATTGGACACTTGGTCGACTCGCAGGATTAGGTCTTCTGTAAACTAAATTAGGTTGCGCTAAATTTGGTATTACTAATATATCACCCTCAGATACACTAAATGGATTAAAGATATTATTAACAATGCATATAGCATCTACATACTGGCTTCCACCAAAATATAATTCAGCTATTTTATCAATGCGCCCAGCCTGGTCCATAGTAACATAATGTATACCTTTAACACCTAAGTCTCTGTTATAGGTAAATGAAGGTGCTGTTAAATCATAGTATAATTCACCCGTCTCTTCAATAGATAAAGTATTTTTTAATGTAAGAGATTTAATATTCATGTTATAATTTTTTTTAACCGTTAATCATCATAGATGTTACACTGCTTATTAATGCTGGGTCAATACCACTACCGCCAGGTGGTGTGGTTGCAACTACGCTATTATTCATTGATGCTGGGGTTGCAGCATTAGTAGAAGCTCCTCCTAGATTACTAGATCCTGATAAAGCATAACTACTACTACCTGCCTTATTAGAACCATAAGTAGCTACATCAATACCTGCTAAATTAAGTATATCTTCTTCACCACGAGCAGAAGCATAAATCCTACCTTGTCCTGCATTAAACATATTTTCTATATCACCCTTATCTCTTGGCTTACCGTGTTTTAAATCTATTTCAAATTTAACTTCCATTGGAAAATCATCATAGCCTAAACCCTTACCAAGAGTCATTGTTGAGTTATCACAAATCATATTACCCATCATCGCTATAGGGTTAAGAGGATTACCAATTGTTATATGCCAATCACCTGTAGGTTCGCCACTAATGAAAGCCTTTGTTGCTTGTGTTCCACCGGTACTACCCATCATATCTTTTAACATATTACCTAATGCATTACCTAACATTTGTTTACCTGCCTTAAGCCCACCTTTAAGTATACTCTCCCCAGAAAAACCACCATTACCATCGCCAAATACATTACTCACACCTTTATTAACATCTTTAGCAATACTTCCCATATAACCACCAAAATCACCAGCTTTTAATAAAGAAGGATTACCAAAGGCAGATGCAACAAATCCTGCACTTCCATAATACCTATGACCGCCACCAAAGAACTGAGCATTATTTGTTGTCATAGTTAACATATTACTAATAATATCAATCATTGCTACTTTAGGATTGACAAAGCTTAACGATCTAAGTTCATATTCAAATTGTAATTTAATATCATTTGTAAATTTTAATCCCATATCACGAATCATAGTTTCATTTACAACATTAACTGGTCCTAATACAAAATTAGGATATGTAGAATTTAATCTATCGGCAGTAGAACTACCTGCACCATTTTGTTTTCTAAATTTAGAACCTGCAGTTTCACCTTTACTAACATCAGCAATCGCTCTACCAACACTACCTATTTTATTATAAAAAGGCTGCTTAGTATAACCACCACCTTGTTCACCAGTGTCAATGGATTCCATCTCTCCTGTAAGTTGTTTATATTTTAATCCAAAAGACATCTTAAGAAGATCATCTAATTTATTACCAGCAGTTTCTCCCATGTATGTTATGGCAGTTACACCAGCTACTTGTGTCGCATCAACTCTTTCTTGCGCGGATACATCACTACCTGTACCATTCTCTGCAGCAGAAGATGGTGCAATTCTAACACCTAGGTTATAAATGTTATCTGCAATAGGCGTAGGAAACCTTCTTAATGTAACTAAATGATTTACTGGAATTTTCTTGTAATATTTAGAATATAAAAAATCAGATGGTGAATAACTTATTTTAGGATATGTATCTTTAAAATATTGTATGACTTTTGGTATAGTTACGTTATGTGCCTGCTCACCACCCATTAATGGATTAGGCCCTGCTGTTGTATTATCATTATAGTTTTTCCACTGACTTTGTGCTACACTTCCATTAAATCCTTGAAAGTTAAATAATGCATACTTGTTAGCAATAGACCTTGCTATTTTCTGATCACCAACCCCTTTAGCTACAGTATCTGCCGATGCCTCAGTCCCTTGTGTATAAAAATACTTAGCGTAATCATTAGCTAAATCAGAAGCAAACCCAGTTGACTGGCCACCAAATGCAGCAAGAATTTCATTATTGTTTTTATTTGGGCCAGGGAATAATGCATCATTTACACTTTGTACAGCCGTTCCTAATTTCCAAGACATATGAGTAGGTTATTTTTATTATATATTTAACCTAAGCTATTAAGATACTTATTAATGTCTAGCGCATTTCTTTCAAATTTATCAGCCCAACCTTTTTTATATCTAGCATCAAATTCTTTTGGGCTATCTAATGAAAGAGGTCCTTTAAAAAATGGCCTAGTAGAGATATCTCTTATTTCTTTTAGGTTTTTAGAAATCATATAAAATTGAACTTTTTCAAATAATTCTGAAAGTCCAATTTTTGTTTTTGTGCACATAACAGATTCTATAACAACATAAAAACGCTCGCGGTCTTTATCATTTAATCGATCTTCTAATGCTTTAGTTGTTTTAAAGTCCTCTGATTTAAGAATCATTTTTCTTGCTCGGTTTTCAAACTCATGCCTGAAATTCATACCAAAGAAATGTTGTTTTAAAAATTTCATATTATCATAAAGTTTAATAATACGAATTTGATAAAGAGGATTTACGGGATCCCATTTAGAATCTAAGATAACACCTTTGACTGGCAAAAGTATATTAGGATTTGTATGAGATGCTAATAAGCAATATACAAATTGTCCTTTATTAAATATTCTGTGGGTTTTCATTCAAATTCTATTATGTCATCGAATAGCGTAGCAGTACCGTTGACATTAATATCAGGTGAATGATAAATTTTATAAGTAATAGGTTTAGTGGATAATGATTCTACATATTGTTTAATTCCACCAACTGTTTCTTTGTTAAGATTTCCTAATACATAAAATATTGTAGTAGATAAGTTACGAGATATCGCATTTTGTAATTGCCTCATTAAATAAGATGATACCACGGCATCTGATGGTTCAAATTGATAAAAATCATTTTTAGTGAGCTTATTAAATATATCCATGTAATTTATACACTCCATACTTCTAGGAACGTTCCCTAAAAATGTCTTAACGCGCAATGCATCACTAGAGTATATGAAATTAAATTCTATATGTTCTTCTTCCATTCTTCTAATTCCTTAAGCTCATTCTTAAGTCTTTTTATTTTAAATTCAATATCTTTAGCAGTAGGTTCATAATGAGATCCCCACTGTGCATTAATATCCAATACATCCTTATCAAATTTACTACCAAGTTCTAAGCCTAGATCATCACACAAGTCAAAAAAGAATCTTTTTATATAACTATATTTACTCTTATCTATTTCGTGTGTTTCATAAACATCAGTAGAAGTAAAATGTTCTCTCCCGCCACCATGATTATCATCAACAACTTTTTTGATTACACCATTTCTGGCAGGCTCTAAAATTATTTTAATCATTTACGACCTTTCTTGCAATTTTAAACTAAGTTCTTTTATTGTTTTTCTAGCTACTTTTTTATCAGTGTGCCATGTAGATTTATCTTTAATCATAAAAAAAGAATAAGCCTCTCTTAACTGTTCTATTTCTTTATCAGTATAACCTTCTTCTCTCCAGTTTGAAATTTTTGTAGATTCAATTTCCTCTAATCTTGCAAAGTTAGCTTTTTCACTTCTTTCTACATTTGCTTGATGGATTTCAGTTCCACTAATGCTTAACTCTTTACAAAGTTTAGACCATTCAGTTAAACTTAATTTACTTTTTTGTTTTAAAAATCCTTGGTGAGCCATTGCTTTTCTTCGCTGGCTACGATTAGGTATTGTTTGAGTTTGTGTAGTAGTGTCTTTCATATGATTAATTTTATTATATATTACTAGTTATAAAGTATGCTATTCGTCTTTGTACTTGCTCATGATTAATGATTTAATGCTATCCAACAAACACTTAGTAATTTCTTCTTGAGATAGTTGATCTAAAATAAATGAAAAGAGTTGTTCATCAACTTCATCTTTATCAAA